TGCTGACCTTGGCATGGAAATCGAAAAGGCAGAAGCAATCAAAGACATCGAGAATATGACCGATGATGAATGGAACGATGGAACAGTACATGAGTTATTGCCGTATGTGGTAGAACTTCATTACAAAGGAACAAGCTTCACGAACACAATTGAGGTTCTCGCAATATCTGAGGACATGGCAGTTGATGCAGGTTACGGGATGACAGGGAAATACGGTCTTCCTGGCTATGTCGAGGTGGTGTGATGATTAAAAAAGCAGTCGGCAGTCTATTGTTTATGTTCGCAATGATAAAATGTGCTCAAATTGGATTTTTTGCGGTCGTGTTATTGGTTCTTGCTCTCGGATTTTACGAGGCAACAAAATGAATACGGGAGAAACTTGCGGAACTTGTAAATGGTGGAGTTCAAAAAGAGGCGAATGTAACAGGCATTGCGATATGAAAAATCCTTGCGGGTACTGCACATCATACCGTCGTAAATATGAAGAATTTTTAGTTGTGTATGATGAAATAAAAGATTGTTCAGAAGGTGTAGAGAATATAACTAGTGAGGCAACAAAATGAAGGTATCGTTCACCACGAATATTGATAACCTTGTAAAAGATCTTGAAAAACTCGGCGGTAAAATGCTCAATGTTGCAGGTGAAAAGTCAAACGGATATTTCAACATAACCGCTGAGAATTTGAAGCATCCAAAAACCTGGAAGCAATTGAAAACCTTTTGGGCTTTACTTAATGCGATGTGGGCTACAGGTGAATTGTCATACGATTGCAAGGAAGCATTTTATCATGACATGTGTCTACGTTGCATGAGGCCAGACCACTACATTTATGTTGATGATAATGCTCGATGGGTGTATGTCAAAGACTTGAGCTCAGTACCACCGTTGAAACCATTCACACCGCATGCAAAAGGAATCAGCGAGGCAACGGTTGAAGAAGCAACACAAGGCATACAAGAGCTCATGAGTATTATCTATGAAACAGGTATCGGCAGCAAAAAAATTGACGAAATATTACTTGGAATGGAAGAGAATAGGAGGTATTGAATTGAAACCACCATACAGTTTTAATGATTTAGTTGAGGTAATTATAGATTTTGCAGACGGTGAAAGTCCACAGACTATACATGAACTGACAGGTCAAGATATTGAAAGATGCAAAGAAATAGAAGAAATGGTAGGCTATTTTACCAGGGAAAGAAGGGGGTGGTAAGATGGAGAATCAAGTTGAGGTTGCACGGATCATTGAGAAACTTGATAGCAAAGAAGATCAAGAGAAGGTAAGAAGCTACATTGCTGACCTTGCACATGGTATTTCAAGACAGGTTGCACAGATTAAAAACATGAAGGATGTTATTGAGGTTGCGGAGAATTTTCTTACTATAAACACATGTGCTAATTGTGGAAAACCTGTAGTGCAGGGGTGGTCTTGTACGTTTTGTGGAAGTAATAGTCCAGAAGGGGTGTGAAATGAAAGAAATAATAAATATTTTTATGGTTGCATTATCAATAATCTGTGATGCGGTCTTTTTATCATCTTTGATTACTGCAAGCGTTATGATCTTTGTGAATATTGATAGTGCGATATTCATCATTGCGGTGAAAAGCATGATTGTATCCATAATTTGGATATTATCAATAATCTATTTCGTAAATACGTATGAATGGAGTTGAAAAAAATGAACATCGATTATGATTTATTCTGCGTGTCATGTGGTAGGCTGATATACGATAACGAAGCCATTGAAACTGGTTTATGTCATGCATGCAGAGAGCGTGAACAGATCGAGGACGCTGACAGGTTCTATGAAATGGCGTGCGAAGATGAATAAAACAGAAGCAAGAAAGCTGTATGAGAGGAAAATACGAGCAAGAGGACATAAATGTCCTGTATGCGGTGAACCTATGGTGTATCCGCAGTTGGCTCATTTGGTCGGGCAAGGAAAAGGCAATATTAAGAAGTACGGAAAAGCATTTATCCATTCAGAGGTGAACACAATGATGGTATGTAGTTTGCCATGCAACAATGCCGTACAGCTTAATCCTGCGACTCATCCTGTAGAGGTTGAGAAACTATATAAGAGGTGGAAAGATGAAAAACCTAACTCAACAAGCGTTTGACAGATTGAACGCAACGTGTCCGAGGTGTGGAAAAAAGATGAGAGTTGATAATATTCAATTTGAGTCAAATAGTCTCGGTTCTATCACAAAGGTCTACGCAAGCTGTGTGTCATGTAATTATCAATCGTATGCAAACGGTGAAAGCGTAGAAAGTGCAATCGAAAAAATAAACGATAGATTGTCGGTGAGAACTAATTAGAACTTGGGGGAGATATGGAATCAAAAGAACGTGTACTTGAAGAAATTGAGAAAACATTGCTTAAAGGAAAAGACGAATTATCAGAGGAAAAATTTATTGAACTTATAAATTCAATGCGTGAGACAATTCACGAATACTCACCATTTAAGAATGAACCTGTAGATTTTGTAAGGTGGGTAAAAAATGACCTGGTTGTTGCAAATGATTACAACCCGAACAGGGTAGCACCTCCTGAAATGCAGTTGCTTGAAGTTTCTATCAATCATGATGGATATACACAGCCTATAGTGTCATGGCCTCATGATAATTTTGTTGAGGTTATAGACGGATTTCACCGTCATCGAGTAGGAAAAGAGTCTGAGGTTATCGCAAAAAGGATTAGAGGATATCTGCCAATAGTTAGCATAAGAAAAGAGAGATCAGGAAAGAATGACCGTATTGCATCAACCATCAGACATAACAGGGCAAGAGGTAAGCATGTTGTAGATGCTATGAGTGAGATTGTTCTTGAGCTTAAAAATAGGAATTGGAAGAATAGTAGAATTGCTCGTGAACTTGGTATGGATGAGGACGAAATATTGAGGTTGTGCCAGATATCAGGGCTTGAAGATATATTCAAGGATGATGACTTTTCTAGGGCGTGGAACATTGAAGACTCGTCAGAGGATGATTTCCAAGAGTTGACGGAGGAGATTGAAGAAGAAGAGAAGCAGAGGAACCTTTTCAGGACAGCAAATACAAGTGACCCTGAAAGAATATTCCACACGTTTGACAAGTGGGAATGTCAGAAGGCAGGATTTTATAAGAGCTCAGTACCAGGTAAAACATCAGAAGAGTGTGAAAAAGAATACGCTGAGATGCTTACAAACGAACAGGAGTTCAGAGAGGCATTAGAAGGTGTAACAAAAAACTGGAAACACTCATGTGAACATTATCTTACCAACAAAGCCATGAACAGGATTGCTTGGCTTGGTCAGGCTGCTTTATGTTATCAGCGTGGTATACCTTCCGCTTTCCGTGGTGGATTTTCACTTTTATCAAAAGATCAACAGAATAAGGCAAACGAAATAGCTTTGGAATATCTCAATAAGTGGATGAGCGAACGAAATAGAAATACGCTCACGATGGAAGAGGCAACAAGTAAGGGCCGACAAGTGGAGATATACTGATGAAAAAATACCAAAAATATAGCGTTTTGCAGGCATCAAAAGAGCGGATAAAGAGAGTTTTTGATGACTTTGAAAGAGTGTATATATCATTCTCAGGTGGTAAAGATAGCTCAGTTATGACTCATTTAGTGCTCGAAGAAGCTATGAAAAGAGGGGTTAAGGTAGGATTGCTTATAATTGATCTTGAAGCCCAATACAAAGATACTATAGATCATGTTGAAAAGATGGTTGAAATGTATAAAGACCATATTGATCTTCATTGGGTATGTGTTCCGATGTTACTGCGTAATGCGGTATCGAACTATGAGCCGAGGTGGGTATGTTGGGATGAAGATAATAAAGACATATGGGTACGTGATAAGCCAGAATTAGCATCGGGTGTTGAGAGGTATCCTTTTTATGTTCCGAAGATGGAATTTGAAGAATTTATTGTTTTATTCGGTGAATGGTATTCAGATTATGGCAAATATAAAACTGCAGCATGTATCGGCATAAGGGCTGATGAGTCATTACATAGGTATAGAGCTATTGCAAGCCATAAAGAAGGGCTCACACATAAGGATTTCAGATGGACAACAAAGATCAGTAAAAACCTTTTCAATATATACCCTATGTATGATTGGAGAACTGAGGATATCTGGATATATCACGGAAAGCATAGAGACAAGCCGCACAATGCCGTTTACGATAAAATGAATATGGCAGGTGTTAAGCTGAGTCAACAGAGGTTATGTCAACCGTATGGAGATGACCAACGTAGGGGGTTGTGGCTGTATCATATTCTTGAACCTGAAACATGGTATAAACTGATAGCACGTGTTAATGGCGTGAATAGTGGTTCTATGTACATTCAGGAAAACGGCAACATGACAGGCTATAACAAGATCACAAAACCAGAAGGACACACTTGGAGATCATTCTGCAATCTTCTATTAAAGACACTTCCTAGACCAACGAGAGAACATTATGAATATAGATTCAAGAAGTTTATTGCAGGATGGCAGGATAGAGGGTATAAAGTAATACCTGATGAAGCACCAGAAGAGCTTGAAGCTAAGTGTTGGGCTCCATCATGGCGTAGGATGTGTAAGGTGATATTGCGAAATGATTATTGGTGTAAAAGTCTCGGCCAAACGCAGCCATTCAGTGAAGCGTACGGAAAGTATAAGGAAATCAAGAAGCTAAGACAGGAAAAAGAAGGCATACGGAAGGAAGAAAAGCGGAAAGAAGAAGAGATCGAGGTTCAAAAAGACCTGTTTAACAGCCCAGTAAAGGAGTAACCATGAGTAACATGTTTGAAGAATACGCAGAGCTACACGCAAAGTATCTACACGATGCAGAAATGACCGAAAATCAAGCGAAATTCAAAGCATATGATGATATGTGCCATAAATATGGGAAAGATAATGTTGATAAAATGCTTGAGGAAGAACTTAATACATGGTAATATAATAATAGAAATTGACTGAGTAAATGTGCCGATTTATTCAGCCAATTGGCTAATTCGCACCTGTGAGGAACGGCACTTCCAATCAGGTGCTTTTTTTATCTATGAGGAAAATTTATGGAAGAAAAGAAAGAGAAAACACGATATTGGTTAAAACTTGAAAAAAACTTTCTTGATAGTAAATATATAAAAATTATCAAGAATGTTCCGAACGGAAAAGATTATATACTTTTCTATATTGCTCTCATGCTTGAAAGTGTAGATTCAGTAGGACATTTACGGTTTACTGATTTAGTACCATATAATGAGCAGATGCTTTCATCCTTAACAGATACAAACATCGATATTGTTAGAAGTGCAATGAAAATGTTTCAAGAATTAGGGCTTATAACTGTTCTAGCTGATGGTACTATATTTTTGCCAGAGGTTCCAAAACTAACAGGTAAAGAGAGTGAATCAGCAGAGAGAGTCAGAAGGTTTAGAAAAAGAAAGGAACAAGAAGCGTTACAATGTAACACAAGTGTAACAACTAGTAACGACAATATAGATAAAGAGAAAGATAAACAGAGTACAGAGAACAAAGAAGAAATAGATGAATTTCTAACCGCATATAACAACATTTCATCACTTCCAAAAGCAATTAAACTGACAGAAACACGAAAAAAACACATACAGGCACGAATTAAAGAACATGGACTTGAAACCTGTATTCAAGCGCTTGATAAAATCAAAGCATCTGACTTCCTTTCTGGAAAAAACAACCAAGGGTGGAAGCCAAATCTTGATTGGATTGTAAATCAGTCAAATATGATTAAGATACTCGAAGGTGCATACGACAATAAAAAAGGTGGTGGTGATAAAAAACGAGCTGCCACAATTTATGATGATGATTATTATGAGGGGAGTGTATGAAAAAAACATGCGACAAACATGGAGAATACGAGGTTGAATACTGGACGGTTGGAGATCATAAAATTGAGTTGGCTTGTCCTGTATGCCGAGAAGAGGAAGAGAAAAAGGAAGAGGAAGAAATTAAGCGTATTGAATTGGACAAGCAAAAAGAGCAATTTGAACGGTTTATGACAGCTGCGAACATACCAAGGCGATATTGGCATAAAGAGCTCACTGACTTCATAACCGAGGATATGGGCTTGATGAAGTCAATCAGGGGATATATCGACAATCAGGAGCAGGTTTCACGGCTTGGTCGTTCAATAATCATGATCGGAAAACCTGGGACCGGAAAAACACATATCGCTTGCTGTATCCTGAAAAATTGGTATGGGCGAAAGTATTATGTCAATGCAAGAGCTTACACAAGAGAAATCAAAGACACATTTAACAGTAGTGAGAGCGAAAAAAAGGTAATCGACCGATATACAGGTTATGATTTGCTTGTCATAGATGAGATTGGAAAGCAGATGAATACAGACCATGAGCGGTATGCTATGTTCGACCTGATAAATAAGCGATACAATCAGAATAAACCGACAATCATAGCATCAAATTTGAATATAGCAGATTTGACTGAATTTCTCGGCAGCGAGGTAATTGACCGTTTTAATGAAAATGGTGGTATGAGAATATTTTTCAAAGGTGAATCAAAAAGGAGGTAATATGAGCAGAGACTATGAAGAACTGTTTGGAGCGTTGAAAAAGGCTATGTTTGAGAAATTACAGGAAAATGATCATAAGCAAGGTTTTGACAATGCGACTGTGTATTATGCGACTGCGAGGATTAAGCAAGAACTTGAAGAACTTTTGAACGCAAAGACAATCGAAGAGGTTAGAAGAGAGTTCGCTGATATCGCTAATTTCTGCGGTATGGGTGTATTGGCGTGTGATCGAGAGATCAAAGCAAGGGAGGAAGTATGAATATGCCAAGAATAAAGCGTGCCTTTGACATAGATGGTCGTAGGCTGTTTGGCTATAAAGCCCTGTCTGAGTATACCGGGCTTTCTATGTATCATACAGTAATG